TTTAAATATTTAGCAATAAAAAAGACCCCTTTCGGGGTCTCCGTTAGAAAACTCTAACTTATCATCAACCGATTGCAGGTGCAGTAAGAGCAACAGGGGTGTTGCTTGCAGCAGCAAGGTCCAGAGGGAAGTTGTGGGCGTTTCTCTCATGCATCACCTCGAAACCAAGATTAGCACGGTTAAGAACATCAGCCCAAGAGTTAATTACACGATTTTGTGAGTCAAGAATACTCTGGTTGTAATTAAATCCGTTAAGGTTAAATGCCATGGTGCTTACACCTAGAGCAGCAAACCAAATACCAACTACTGGCCAAGCAGCAAGGAAGAAGTGCAGCGAACGGGAGTTATTGAAGGAAGCATATTGGAAAATAAGGCGTCCGAAGTAACCGTGAGCGGCTACAATGTTGTAGGTCTCTTCTTCTTGACCGAACTTGTATCCATAGTTCTGAGACTCGTTCTCGGTAGTTTCACGAACCAGCGAGGAAGTAACCAGAGAACCGTGCATCGCAGAGAATAGCGACCCACCGAAGACACCAGCGACACCCAGCATATGGAAGGGGTGCATCAGAATGTTGTGCTCTGCCTGGAAAACAAGCATATAGTTGAACGTACCAGAGATACCCAAAGGCATTGCATCAGAGAAAGAACCTTGACCGAAAGGATAAACAAGGAACACCGCAGAAGCAGCGGCAACAGGAGCGGAGTAAGCAACACAAATCCAAGGACGCATACCCAAGCGGTAGGAAAGTTCCCACTCACGACCCATATAGGCATAGATACCAATCAGGAAGTGGAAAACAACAAGTTGGAAAGGACCACCGTTGTAGAGCCACTCATCTAGAGAAGCAGCTTCCCAGATGGGGTAAAAGTGCAGTCCAATTGCGTTGGACGAAGGAATAACAGCACCAGAGATGATGTTGTTTCCGTACATGAGTGAACCAGCAACGGGTTCACGGATACCATCAATGTCCACAGGAGGAGCACCGATGAATGCGATAATGAAACAAGTTGTAGCAGCAAGCAGGCAGGGAATCATCAGGACTCCAAACCAACCAACATAAAGGCGATTGTCGGTTGAAGTAACCCAGTTGCAGAACTGTTCCCAAGTATTTGATTGTCGTTGACGTGAAATTGTAGCAGTCATTTTGATTAAAAGAGTAGTAAGACCATCAGGGAAATGGTGGAGTTACTATGCTCCCGCCACCCTCAGGCGGGATATGAGAGACGTGTTTTATACACCCTATAGGTCTCGGTTTGGGGTGTTCGACAATGTTAAGATTTATGATAAATCCGTAACATTTGTTTACCTATTTATCATACTATGGTTTTATCCGCCCGTCAAGCCACTACTTGGATTTCTTTCGTGCTGCCTTGACTTGTGTATCAATCTCTGGGTCACCAGTTTCTGGCATTGCTGCAGCACTTTGCGGATCTAATTTTTTATAATAATCTATTTTCTTTCCAAAATTAGGATGGTAACCATTTACCATTTGTGGTGGCGGTTCATTTGGAACACCAGTCTTAGATGGTTTGTCTGGATAATCAATCTCTTTTTTAAGTCTTTTAGAAACTTTTTTGAATAAAGGATCCTTATCCGCTTGAACAGTTTCTTGTTCTTCAATAAAATCTTTATAAAATGGACTTTCATAATTTGGATTATCTTCTTTCATTGCTTTTTCATGAGCAATTAAATTTAAATGTTCTTGGATCTCCTTATTTTTCCAAGAAGTTTTTCTTTGATTTTCTTTAACTACTTCATCCCAATATTGATTTCCATGACCAACTCTATCATAAATTACATTCATTCTTTCTGTAGTTTCATAACCTTGCCAATATTTGTCTTGAGTTCTCCACTTTTGACCTTTTGCATTTCCAGATGCAACTAAATCATCACTAAGTTTGGAAGCAGTTTTATCTGGAGTATTTTGAGAAGAATACTTACCAGAAAAATTCATTTTATATTTTTGCTTTGGAATTTCTGGAAGTTGATATGGTTTTTTAATATCACGAAGAATTCTTTTACGCCCCTCTGAAAGAACTTGTCCTTGTGGATTATATGATGCAAGTCTTACAGGTTGTCCTCCTGGTTTGCCTCTGTATGATGGTGGAACATTAGGAACAGAAGGCCAACCAGTTTTTGGATCAATAATTGCTGGAGGTGTTTTTGTTGGATTTTTAATAGATGGCCAAGTTGATGGATCATCTGTGTATTGAGAAACTTGTTGAGGTTTAGTCAAATCCATCAATTTTTGTTTCATTTCTGGACTTTGTTTGTTAAACCAGTCAATGAAATCAGAAATCGTCTTAAAAACAAAACCTAATGCGGCAGCTGCTGCCAACCATCCACCCATATTATCCATCGCAACGTCTGGATTTGCAGATCCGGGAGGAAGATTAGGATCTGGACCACCACTCTTATAAGGATCTTGTTCAGTTCCAATACTTGGGTTTCCTCCGGATCCGAACTGCCTTGGACCTATTCCATTACCACCATACATTCCTGGTGGACAGTTAGGACAATCTGCAGGACTTTGTGGAACTTGAGGAACACCACCACTGTAGAAGTAAGGAACCTTTGAAACATAGGCATCTGCAAGAATTTTATCCCTTACCCACTGTGCCATTTCAAGTGTAAAGTTTTGATTATATGAAGTAAATCCTGTAGAAGTTCCATCCCATACAGAATATGATCCATTTAATCCAGATTTCCATTGCCCCTGAATACGTGCCAATAAAACAAATTGTCTAGTATCTTTTTGCAAATAACCAATATTTGTATATGCATCATAAGTATGATTAGGAACAAAACCATCAACGATTGGACCTAAAATAAAATTTTCACCACCAGGAGGCAGTGCAGAAAAAACCGTACCATCTGCACCAATGAGTTTATCAGTGCTTCTGCCAGTTGGATCTGTTTCTAAGTAGTCTTGACTGAAATCTGTTGATACTTGAGAATCCCAATCACTTCCTCCTCCCCAGTATCCAGCAGGACGAGTGTATTCTAATTCTCCCGGTGTTCCAGGTATTCCTGCTGGCCAGTTGCCGTCCACATCAGGATAGTATACTTTTGCAGGATCTCTATCACCCAAACGAAATCCTGCAGGATTTAATGAATAAATTCCCTTAGTATGATTTAATGGTAGTGACTCCTCAAGATTTTTAATTTTTTCATCTATAGAGTTAGATTTAAGAATCTTAAGTGCTTTTCTATATCTATTTGCCACTATATCAAAAATTAACTGCTAGTAAGAATATTTATGAAATCAACTCCAATTGGATCCACATACATCTCTCCACCAAGGAAAGCAATGTTTGCAACTCTAGCATGTTCAGTATTTTCTAAAGTACTTGTTACGTCATGAAATGTTGAAGGATCGATCCATATAAAACGATTTGGTTTTGCAAAAATTCCATTTCTATATTCTTCTTCCACTGCATTTGTAATTTGTAATTGTCCACCCCAGTTTTCATTCCAATGTGGATGAATATAAAACACATATCCACCATTGTCAATATGAGGTCCATACATATTGCCATGACCATAATTAGATGGTCTATATTGGTTGTATCCAAATAGTTTTACAGAATCATCAAAATGAACTTGATGCATACCAAGTTCTTTAAGTCTTTCAAATACTGCAGTATAACATTCTACCCATAATTCATCCTTAAGTTCAGCAAATTGATTGTTCGTATAATCATCACTTTTCTCTACCTTTGAAGAAAGGTAATTAAATTTTTCTTGAGATAAAAAATTATCAATAATAATTGCTGATCTACAGGACATTTTGTTACTTTTTTAGATATTTATTTTACACCAATTCACTAAATACTTCCAGTGTTTATCACAATAAGAAAATGAAAAGACTTATTCTAGCCTTTTCGTTATTCTTCGCAATCCCAGTTAATGCTGCTGAAATCACATCAAGAATCACTGACTCCGTACAATTGAAAGTTGATGGTGCTGCTGTTCAATCAACTCGAATCGGTGCTTCGTATTCCGCTTCAGGAACTAATATCCAATCCACATCTTTTGGTGGTGTAGGTGGTGCTGGAACCTACGATATCAATACCCCAGGTCAAGCATTTACTTTCTCGGAAAGTTTCAATGCTGCTGATACTCCTGTAACAACTCAAACAGTTACTAATGGTGTTATCGGAACTCCAAATCTTTATGGAGATAGTGTAACTCAAGTTGGTGGTGAGAAAGGAACTCTCGCAGGAACCTTATCTCCAACTGGTGTTCCTACCGTAACTGCTGGTGGAGCAGGAACAACCGCAACTGGTCAACGTAGTGTTGAATTGAGCGTATTCAAATGAGAAAAATCCTAGCAGGAATAACCCTGCTAGGGTTCTGTTCTCCTGCCCTAGCAGAAAGTGTTGTGCCTAATTTTACTAGGGGCACAATCAATGCGACTACAGAATCTTCTACAAAAATTGTAGAAGCAATTCGCCAAGTTGAATATACAACTGGAGAATCATATACTGTAACTGGAACGAACATCAACATTCCTAGCACACCTCAACGTGGTGCTGGATATTCCATTATGGATCAGGGTGCTCCATTTCAGTTCAGTGAAACCTATCTCGGACCTGGAGTGGCTAAAGAAACATGGATAGATCGCACCACAGAAACTCAATCAACCACTACATCAATCTCTGTCTTTACGCAATAATCTCAACTGGAACTGCATTTGCTCAGCAAGCACCATCAAATACAAACATCGCAGGACCTTCAGCATCTGCTACTGGTAATGTAACAAACCAGGCAGTTCAGGTTCTTCAGGGCCCATATGCAATGAATACTTATGGTGGAGGAGTAAGTTGTCAAGGAGCAACATTTTCATTTGCACCTTTTGTAATTGGTAATGGAAATGGCAGTCAAGATCCAGAGCAGTTTAGTTCATATTCTGGTAATGCTGGAGTATCAATGGGTTTCAATATTCCTTTAGATGGTTCATTACAAGAACTTTGTAAAGCAAGAGCAAGAGTTGAAATTTCAAGACAACAAGCAGAAACAGACAAAGCACGACTTGATTTTGAACTCGTAAGATTATTAAAGTGTGGTGAAGCAAAGAAATCTGGAATTGATTTCTTTCCAACAAGTCCTTACTATAAAGTTTGTGCAGACATTAACGTAGTAGTTCCACAACAAACTCCTACTTATAACGATGATTTAGGTGATATGTACAAACAAATGTCTCAGAAAATCAATGGAACCAATCAATCCAATTGATACCAATCAAATAAGGATGATCGGAAATAATCCGATTAATGTACCAAACTCAAATATTAATCGGATTTCTGGTCCGTCAGTAATTCCAACTGTAGATAAACCAATTCTTCAGCAAATAAATGCTCCAGTTGTTCGTGGTCTTGAAGTTCCTGTTATAGATGCACCAAACACAACTATACAGTATCCTGTTGTAAGAGTTCCTACTCAAGCAGAATTTGATGCTTCTGTAAGAAACGAACAAAAATCACAAGAGCAACCTCAGGAAAAATCTAGAGGTTTGCCCGATGCTAAACCTCAGTTACCACCTCAGGTTTCTCAAGTTTTTCAACAACCAGTAGTTCCTCAAGTTCAGACTACTAAACCCATTGCAGAAGTTCCTGCAGATTTACCAAAACCTACCTTTAACGTCGGTGGAATCAATATTAATTTACCTGACCCTTCTCTTGTTGCTACGGCTGGTGCTGTCGCAGTAGTCACCACTGCTGCTACTATGGCATCCACAGCGGTGCTAAACGTGCTTAAGAATGCTGCCGAACCTATGATAAGAGAGGCAGCGAAGAACAAATTTAAAATTAAAATCAAACAAATCAAACCAGTTTTACATTATGTTCTAGCAGATGGAGGACACGTTGATATATTTGAATACTCATCAGAGGGAACACGCTTGGTAGCACAAACAGATAATGTAGAGCAGTATATCCGCGACCAAGTAGATACAAATTCACTTTATGAAATTGAAAATAAAGTTATTATTGACGATGTGATGAAAGATAAGTTCACAAAAGAAGGGCAAGAAAGATTTAAAGGTCTCTATGCTCCACCTAAAAAGATTGCCAAGAAATTGTCTGCTCGCTTATCATTCTAAATTTTTTCCTTCCTCGTTTAGCAGGTCTCCTAACAAAACGAATCACTTCTACTGGTTGCCTCTTGGGAATAGGTCTTCTATTCTCAAGCATCATACCATCATTAGTTAATAATCTTAGAACTATTAAAATATCTAAGATAAGAAGTTTCATTTTTTATTCTTTAACTTAAAAGCAGCATCCCCAAGAAAAGATCCAACAGCAAGAATAAGAACTTTAGAATAGGCATCCCGACTTGTACTTTCTAGTTCTACTTGACCTTCTGTTCTAATCGCAACAGATTCAACAGCAGAAATCATTAATGCAGCCCAGATAATAATGAATAATCTAACAATATTAAAGTAAATCATTTCTGTCTCCTAGATTCCAATAAAGCAAAATCTTTTTTCTTGGTTCCCCCATCATATTCCCAAGCATATCCTTCATCAATCATCATCTGATTAACAGACTTCTTTTTATTAACTGCAGATACTTCCTTATCACCAATAAAAAGATGTCCTAGAATTCTACCATACTTTTCGGTAGAATCTGGAAGTTCTGTTTTCACAATGATATCAGTTTGACCTTCTAGTTTCTTTTTAAGCCATTCTTTAACTTCAAGACCAAGTGCTTTCTCCTTTGCATCAGTTGTTCTGCTCTCTGGGGTATCGACACCAGCAAGACGAATTCGCTTAGTAAGAGAGATATCAAACCCCAAATCAATAGCAGCATCAATAGTGTCACCATCTACAACCTTCAGGACTTGTTTAATTCTGTAAATATAAGGATCCTTATCCATTAGAATGGCAATTTAAACTTCTCAGTATTTAGTTTGGGAATAGGTAATTTTTCAAATGCTTTATTAACTTGATTCTCTACAACCTTTCCTACAAACTCTTCAGGATTATTAATGATTGCTTCTGCTTTTTTGTAAGTCACATAAGCACCATAACAAAGTGCCCCACTAATTGCCAGACTCGTCGCTGACAGAATGAGTGCTAGGTTTTTCATCTTTCATCTCCTCAGATGCTAACTTTAATATGTAGTAAATGATATATGCAGTAAAAGCAAGTCCACAAGATAATATTATAACAACACCCCAAGGAAACTGATCCATCAATACTTACCTTCCGTACAATACTGGACTTTCTTATTTGGATAATACGGATATAACCCATCTTGTGGTTTCATCCAACCACAACCAATCAACCATTCTTTAGTCATTGGTGTTGGAGTAATCTGTTCCCATAATGGACCTTTTGCTGCCATCTCAAGTTTTTCGGCAGTTACATTAGATTGTTCTTCTGCCCAGTTTGCATCTGCCTCCCAAGGAACTGCACGACTTTGCATCATTGATTCATAAGTCAATCTGGTAGATTTCATAACCCAAGCAGGAATCTCAGAATCCTGATGAACTTGAGCCATAAATCCATTTTGCAATCCACCACCCATAGCATCTTGAACTGCGTGCCAACCTTCGTGTCTTAAAGTTCCAAGAAACTCTCTTTTATCTTGTAAAAGAGTTTCATTGATAAAGAAACGATTGTAGTTTGGTTTGTAAAGTCCTACAGTTCTTGGAGTGAAATATCTAGAAGGTGCAAGATACACTCCGATTTCTAAATTGTTGAGTGCTAAAATAATTCTTTTAATCTCTTCTCTGAAAGGATCAAAGTCTGGATCTTCAAAAACTTTTGATTCTGGAGTGAGTTTTTCTAGTCCTTCAGTACATTCTAAAAGAATCATACAACCCATCGCCTCTGCACTATAAGGTCTTACTGTAGGTTGTTTTGGTTCAAGTGAGTTTGCTAATACTGGAAGTGATAAAGTTAAAGATAAACCTAATACTGTGAGGATTTTTTTCATTCATCCCACCATCCTTCTTGTTTATGAATCCAGACTTTCAAATCTTTTACATACTTTCTCAAGATCTGGGCCTGTTCTTCATGCCAAAGATCACCCGTCTCCATAAAAAGACGGGTGTGATTATCTATAGCTTTGAGTATTTGGTGTATGGGAGCATTCCAACACTCTCTTTTAGGAGTGTTCCATTCTCTTGGCATTGGTACGTGAATGTGTATATTTGGTTATCACCTAAAAAATCTGTTTGACATAAATCAGGACCAACTATCATATGACCAACAATACTTAAAGTCACAAACTCAATCATTTTTTCTTGCCACCATTCTTTGCCTTTTTAGCATTGGCATTGCCTGAGTTCTGCTTTTTATTATTAGCAGAACCTGCTCCACCTTTTTTACCTTTGTTTGCAGACTTTGCCATTATGCTCCACCTGTACGTGGTTGTACTTGACCTTCTAGAACTTCAACTCTTTCTTCAAGAGTTGGTTCTGCAGCAACTTCTTCAGATGCTGGTGGTTCTGGTGTAGGTTCTACTACAACTTCTCTACGTGGTTCTTCTTTCTTTTCATCATCATCGCCACCCTTCTTCATTGTGTTAATACCGAAAGTAGCAGCAGATGCGGTGAAAACAGTAGCAATAAATGTTGGGTCCATCTTAGATAGAGCACCAGCATAACTAGCAGTAAGAAGAGCAGCAGACCAACCCAAAATCGCAATACGAATAACAGTACTCATACACTTTTCTCTTTTATTTGGGGTATCCATCAGTCCTTGTGATGATGTCTTTGTTATTTAGGATTTTAGAACTTAAATTTAAGTTTTGCAGATACTGCTGTGTTAGAAACTCCATCATTAATTTGATGAATTCCTTCAATGATTACCATTTCCTTATAATCAACAGAAGCATTTGCCTCAATCATTCCGCTGGTTTCATAAGAACCACCGACAGTTATGCCGAATAAATCCTTTTTCTTACCACCAAAACGATGTGAAATATTTAGACCAACCTCACCAGAATGTGAAGTTTCATTAATATCATCAACAGTTCTTCTGGATTGGATATTACCGTTCTCAGTAAAACCATCTCTCTGATAATTACCAATCGTATATCCAACAAATGGTGTTATATTCTTATGAAGATTCCATATCAATCTATTATTTACCCACCACTCTTTTCCTTGAGTTGAACTCTCATTGTTAAAGATACCCTGGACATTTCTTACTACATTATATTTGTTCTGAGTAAATCCAGCATTTGTTAAGAGTGATAGTGTATTTCCACGGAGCATATTAAAGAAACCATAATGGTTCTTAAGAAGTTTAGAAGTGCTATCAACACCACCTAAATCAACATTTACATTATTATACTGACCACCAATCGTCCAGGTTGGTTTGATATCAATTTCTAATCCACCACCGATAATTAAAGATTTACCAGTGTATCCATAATCACCAGAAGACCAAGCATAATAGTTGTTGCTGAATACTCTTACTCTGTCCGTAGTTGGCTCAGTTGGTTCATAATTAAAGAGGTTTTGCAATCCACCACCAATCTTATCCAAAACTTCGTGCTGATCTACACGACCAGAAAGAACATCCTGAGTATTCTTTGTATCAACAGAAAGAAGTAAAGAATAAACTACGGTATTATCACTATAAGTATCTTGCTTTAATAGAGGAGTTTCGGTTGTAGTTTCAAAGTTTCTTCTAATCTTTTGAACTCCATCACCCTCAGATACTTTATGAGTAACTTTAGTTTTAGATACAACAGGAAGTCCTGGAGCAGGAACGGTAACAGAACTTACTAATGTTGGTTCAGGAGTTGGCTCAGGTTCTGGAGTTGGCTCTGGTTCTGGAGTTGGCTCAGGTTCTGGAGTTGGTTCTGGAGTTGGCTCAGGTTCTGGTGTAGGTTCTGGTTCTGGTGTAGGTTCTGGTTCTGGAGTTGGAGTTGGTGCTACTTCATCAACAGATGGCGCATCAGGATTATTAGGTGCAACAGGAGTAAAGGTCTCTCCGTTTGCAGTTGTAGTTCCAGGCTGACTATCAACTAAAAGAACAGGAGAAAGTGCAGTATCTCCGAGGTTGAATACTGCAAAACCTAAGAGATAATCACCATCAGCACCTACCTGATATGTCGAATACTGCCATCCAGTAGAACCAAAAGAACCTGTTGAGTAATCACCAGTTCCTGGATTAGTAAATCCTAGAAGTGCATAGTTTTGAAGTTGATTATTAACAGTGATGGAAGGAGAAGAACCTGTTCCCTGATAGACAAGTGAAGTAATAGAACCATCATTAAATGGAACATAGTCAGTTCCAATGTAGTTCCAAGACATAGTATAAACAGTTCCAGTCTGAAGTGTAACAGACTTTGTAATCCAAGAAGCATCAGTAGGAGTTGGATTTCCTAAACCAGATTGCTGTTGCTGTTGAATGAGAAGGTCTTTGATTGCCTGATTTTCTTCTGCGGTCAATCCAAGTGCTTCTGTTGCTTGATCAAATGTTTGCTGTCCATTTGGTTGTAATGCAGCACCAGCAGTTCCATATGGAGAAAATTCCCAAGTTGTTGGTTCTACTGCAGGAGCATAATATGGATTAGGAGAACCATCTTGTAAAGTTGGGGTTCCTACTGCTGGAAATGAACCAGCATTAAAGATTACTGGATTATCGACAACACTAACACCTGTTCCCTGTCCTGTGATTGTGCTATCTAATGTTCCTGTTTGAGTTCCAGTATTCCATCCAGAAGTATTTCCAGATTCAAAATCTGTACCAGAAATTGTATCTGCGAATGCCGTTGGTGCTCCCATTAAAAGAGCAGACGCTACGGCAAGCGCCCTTGAAGCGTAAGACATAAAAAGTCCTCTATTACTTAGTGTGTACTAAACGAAACAAACTAAAGTTGTTTAAAAGTAAAGTATTCACCAAGTCACAGAGGACTCGGAGTATGTAGATTCAGACCAGTTAAGATCAAGAATCAGTTATGATTGTAACTATTTATCCTTTTTTCCAAGCCTCACCTTCTGCTTTTCTTCTACGAGCAAGTCCTGCTTCTACATTAGATCCAGGATTTCTGTAGAGATAGAGAGCATCGGGCACTAAGTCCCACTCTTTATTCTTCAGGCGTTTAGTAATAGTATTAAAGTTATCGCCACCGTAAAAACCGGCACCAAGATTATAAGCAAAGCTGAGCAGAGCGCCTCTTTTTCCATCAGACATTTCATTCCAGTGTGGGATTTTACGGAGTGCAGGAAGAAACTCATTCTTACATTGTTCAATCAGAAGTGTATCTGCTTCCTGTTGAGTTAGGGTATCACCAAGTTTGAAGTGTGATCCATCCTTCTTACGAGTAGAACCCCAACCGATTGTAATTGGAAGTCCACCAGTCAGAGGATCTGGATATGCCTTTAAGTGACATCCTTCAAATTCTTTGATTAACTTGATGCCCATTTGGGGGACATCATCGCCACCTGTTACAGGAGCTGCAGCAGCGGCAGGGGCTGGTGCAGCACTAGTCTTTTTTCCGCGATAAATTTCTGCCCAATCAATGTTATCCTCTAGATATTTGACTGGGAGATTATCTTCCAACCACTGAACTGCCTTAACGTGATTGGGGTTCTTCTCGTCATAAAACTTGAAAAAGTTATGTAGATCGATTCTTGCCATTGTTGTCTCCGAAATACTTTTGATAAAGATCGTTTGCTTCCTTATGTCTACCGTTATTTGTAAGATCCTTAATTACTTTAAGGATCTTCGCTTTAAAATTAGTCGAAGATCCTTCCCCATCCATCATTTCCTCCTGGACACCACCGATGCTTGAGAACTGCTTTGGTATAAATGGTCTTCTTACCATTCGTTACTGGACCAGTATAGTTATCATTGAGTGAACCATAAGGATCATTTACAAAGTATCCTTTACCATCTGGTGTCTTACCAATGACTACACACATGTGCCCACCAGTAGGTGCAGATAGAGAACCGCGATGCAGGATACCAATAACGACAGGTTTCCCAGCATCAAGACTCTTATCAATATCAGCAAAAGAAAGATTGTAACTAAAGTGTGACTTAACTCCATAAGCTGCCAGAACCTTTGTCTGTACCGCATGGTCAGTCGTGTCGCCAATCTCAAATACTTTCTTGACGTATTCATCATCACCTTTAATGCTTCCTGGCTTGAGGAATGCAAGACACATAGCGCACGATGAACTGTTGCAAGTTCTATGTGCATCTCTGTAGTTATCTACTTGATTAAAATATGGAACTGCAAGAACTTCTGGAGTTGGTGGTTTTGTTCTAAAGATGCCAATCCAATCAGTCTCTGCGTCATCTAAAAATTGAGCAGGTAGGTTATCCTCTAACCACTGAACTGCTGCTACATGATTCGCATTACCATCATCATAAAACTTAAAAAAGTTATGAAGATCTAGGGTCATTGGATATTACTCTAAACACTGGAGTATTTATAAAAAAAGCGCCTTTTTAGGCGCTTTGATTATTATCAGACAGCAACAGTTTCTCGAACTGTAGTTTTCACATATTCAAAAACATTTTCTGGAGTAGTCGCTTCGTAAGGGTCGGTGTCGGCATTGTCTCGTTGCCCCGCTTCAACGAATAGTTTTTCGATGATTCCATTATCCACGACCGCAGCATAACGCCAAGAGCGATTACCGAAACCAAGATTGGACTTATTGACAAGCATTCCCATAGAACGTGTGAAATAAGCATTGCCGTCTGGAATGAGAGTTACTTTCTCAATGTTCTGGTCTTGTGCCCAGGCATTCATTACAAACCCATCATTAACAGAGATACAGTAAATATCGTCGATGCCGAGACCCAAAAAGTCGTCATATTTCTCTTCGAATCCAGGAAGCTGATAGGCACTGCAAGTAGGAGTGAAAGCACCAGGCAAACTAAAAATGACCACACGCTTTCCATTGAAGAGTTCTGATGTTGTACGGTTTACAAACTCACCATTCTCACGAAACTGAAATTGAACCTCGGGAATGGTATAACCTTCTCTACGCATAGTAACTTCCATCAAAATACACCAGGAATAATTTGACCAGTAGTAAGATAAGATCCAGCAGCGGCAACAAATCCAATCATTGCTGCCCAACCGTTAATACGTTCTGCTTTTTCTGTAAAAAGATTTTTCATTTTGTTTCTCCTTGATATGGATGTTTTTGTTTAAGTTCTGGGTTTGAATTAGAAGCCAGTTTTTCTTTGATAGGTTTAATAACAATAAACTTATCGTTTTTAAGAGTGCCCGCAATCTTAACTTCTAGTTCTACATCTCGATCCCAAGCACCAGACTCTACAAGTTCTTGAAGAGCAAGATTAAATTGTCCGAGCATTCCAGATGTCACAGGTTTTCTTCCTGTTCGGTAAGAATCACACAATCTGATTTGGGATATGCAGTGCAAGTGAGAATGAAACCATCCGAAAGTTGGTCATCGTCCAAAAATGTCTGATCTTCGTTATCAACAGTTCCTTCAATTACCTTACCAGCACAAGAGGAACAAGCACCAGCGCGACAGGAGTACGGAAGTTCGACTTCTGCTTCTTCTGCTGCATCAAGAATGTAAGTATCTTCGTCACACTGGATAACTGTTTCGGAGCCGTCGGAAGAACGGAGAGTAACATTGTAGGTTGCCATAAATTAATAAGTTTCTGAAAGTTGATTTACTGAGTGTGCCAACAAAACAAAGAAGGCGACACTAGTAATTGTAAAGATAATTGAAGTCATTGTCAAGTCTCAAATTACACCAAAAAAGAGATGCCCTGTCAGTGCGTAAGAGATAAAACCAGCCACGATCCCAAGCATAGCCCAGCGACCATTAGCAGATTCGGCTCGTTCAGCATAACTCTTCATCCCGTACTTTTTTGCATCTTCATCGGAAATGTAAACAGGTGGTTCAATTGCCCACATATTCTGTTGTCCACGATCATTAGTTGTTACGGTCATTTTCGTTTTATTACGAATTGTTACACAATTATATAGGAAAAATAAAGAGGTGTCAAGCACCTCTTGTAGTCATTTATACTTATTTCGTCAGAATTTACTGACCAATACGATTCACGGCAATACGTGCTTTGTTCAGAACACTTCCTGAAAGAGGAACATATCCAAGGTCATCAGCAATAGATTGTGCCTTAGTGCTCAGAGCATAGTTGATAGCAGCACGAATATCATCTGCCTTTGCACCATTACCTTTTTTGTATGCAAGGATCCAAGTCAAGGTAGAAATAGGATATGCATTTACGCCTGCAGGATTGGGGTTCTCACCAGCAAGATTAGCATCCAGAGTAATACCATTCAGAGCAGCAGAACCAGTTGCAGCAGAAGGTCCAACGAACTTACCTGCCTTGTTTTGGAGTACAGCGGCTTGGAGTTTGTTAGCACGAACAAATCCAGTGTTCACATAACCAATTGCACCAGCAGTATTCTTGATAGTTCCAGCAACACCTTCGTTGCCTTTTGAACCAACACCAGTAGGCCAGTTAATTGACTTACCAACACCAGCAGTCCAACCACCAAATGCATCTAGAGAGTTAGTGAATGCAAAAGTAGTTCCAGAACCATCAGAACGATGCACCACAGTCATAGGACCAGCAGCACAACCAACTTGATTCCAATTCTTGATACGTCCAGCAAAAATATCAACTGTTTGTTTCTGAGTCAGTTTCAGTTTGCATCCAGTCTTATTATAAGCAACAGCAATCGTTCCACCCACCATTGGGATCTGAACAACACCACGTTTCACCTTTGCTGCTTCTGCTGGTTTGATTGGTTCATCGCTTGCTGCGAAATCAACCGTTCCCGCAAGGAATTGACGAACACCAGCACCAGAACCAACGGACTGATAATTAACCCTACTCCCAGAAGTTCGTGCATAATCTTGGAACCATCGTTGATAAAGAGGTGCTGGAAAGGTGGCACCAGCACCATTCAAAGCAGGTCCAGCAAGAGCAGCAACAGGAGCAGCAACCAGACCAATAGCAATAAAGTTTTTGAGTTTCATAAAAAGTGAATAACTTCGTAAGTAATAATAGTAGAACCAAATCTTAAAGTCCACTAAGATTTGGTTAAGGTTTTGATTTCATAAAAAAGCACCCCAGAAAGGGGTGCCTTCACTCAAGTTATGAGTATGTTATCAGAACTTGAAGGTTGTTTGGATGACTCCACCCCAATTGGAAGAGTTACCAACCAGACGTTGGTTGTCACTTCCATAGATGATAGCAGGAGTAACACTGATGTTATCAGATACTTGATACTTGTAGAAGATCTCAAGCATAGTTGCTTTCTCCAGATCTTCACCAGTAGGTGCCTGGCCAATAGCAACACCAGCAGAGTTGCCACCAATAAACACATCTTCCCACTGAAGAGCTGCCATCCAGGACTGACTATCGGTAGCAGCACTAGGAGTGCCACTTACAGTATTCCAACCATAACCTGCAGAGATTGAAGGAACCCAACCAGATTGAGTGGGTTCCCAGTATGCATTCAGGGCATAACCGTTAGAGGTTTGACCTGGAACCAGAGTACCAGAAGCACCATCTAGACCGTTGTAAGTACGAACACGAGTGCCTTCAGTACCATAACGATAACCGAATGCAATACCGTAGTTATTACCACGATAACCGATTTGTGCAAGAGTATTCAGAGCACCAGTCTCATCAAACTCACCACGGGTGCTATCTTGTCCTGCTTGTGCAACATAGTTTACACCAGCAACGAGACCTTTCTTACCATACTGCACACCGAAACCAGCACCAGTTGCCTTGTTATAAACACCAGGAGTACCAGCAACAGCAAAGAAGTCAAGAATACCAGACTTGTATGCAGTAGGCATCCAAGCGATTTCAGTATTACGAACTGCAGCACCAGCAGTCAGAGTTGCTTTGTTATTGAAAGCAGGGAACTGATAGTAAAGACGGTCAATAACTACATTATTACCAACTTCACTTGCGGTGTTGTCTGCTTTATCAAGTTTAAACAGAGAAGAACTGGAACCAAAAGGATCACTACTGAAGTTAGCAGAACGCAGACGAGTCTTGAGAAGATCCTTACCAGTAAATGAAGTATCCAGATTCAAACGTAGATCATAGTTAAATGCAGCGTGAGTTACATCACCACCTTTAGTTTGATAACCATCAACATTACCAAGGACAAAGTTTGCTTCGCCACGCAGTTTAGTAGTAGTGGAGAACTGGGTTGCTTCAAGTTGTCCAACCTGTGCTTCTAGTTTAGCAACAGAACCCTGAATAACGGTCAGTTCATTGCGGAACTCATCAGCAAGACGCTTAAGTTCATCGGTGTTTTCGGTTACACGATCAAGGCAAGCATTCAAGAGAGCAGCTGCTTCAAAGCGGGTCATTGCACGACCACCACCATAGGTTCCGTTTGCGTATCCAGCAACGCAACCATAACGCTCTACAAGGTTGCTGAGTGCCTGATAAGCCCAATCGGTAGGTTGAACATCAGACAGTTGTGAGACGCTTGTAACCTGCTCAGAAGAGTATTGGTTGACTGCTGCCATATTCAGATCTGCGGCATTCGCAGCAACAGGAGCAACCATTCCCAGAGCAACAGGTGCAAGCATCAGTTGTTTGAGTTTCATAAAAATTTGTTTTTGTTCTATAGGACATTATGTAACTTTGCAAGTAATTGCGGCATTGTCACATCACGGTATTTATCTTAACATTCTCTTCAGATTTATGTCAAGTATTTTATTGAGACGCTGAATTTTCAGTTATACGCCCAAGGTAAGGATCATAATTCATAAAATCTTTAATGTCAATTTGAGCACCTTGCTGTTGCCAATAATTTAACAATGCATCATGAGGACCTTTATGGAATATATGTAAGTGTTCTGGATGAATTGCAGAACCCATTTCAAGGTTATAAAGGAACAAAGGAATAGTATAAGTTTTACCAGTTTCCAAAATAGTATCTTCAGAAACTGCTCTCGGTTTTACTCCATTATCAAGTTTGTACTTATCTCCACGGATATGATGTCTCATCATCTTTGCAGCATGATGTCTACTAATCAAGTAAATTGCAGCAGAAAAATCATTAATAAACTTTAAGTGCAACTTAACATGAATATCTCCAGTACAAATAGTGGTTAATTGAACACAATCCCAATCATATGGAACTTCAGCAAAAAAATCATCCCAAGTAAAATTCCAGTATCTTACTATATCAAAATTTACATCATCTTCAAGAATGAGGCAATAGTCGTCATTGGTATTTTCATAGAAATGCTTAATTGCCTTTAAGTGAGACATGCAGCATCCCAATTCATTTTGACTTACATTATCAGGGATTCTACCTTTTAAATGCGAGGAAACATCATCCACTCTACCATCATATCCAGAAATACGAGTATGGTTTTCAATTTCCCAATACTTAAACTGATTTTCCATATACTCACGACGATGAGTATCGGCATCAAGATTCAGCCAGTAAATGTGTGGAATGCCTTTAAGTTTATATACTGATTTGTTCTTATCCATCATTCAAAATACTTTACTAGTTTTTCTCTATCACACTTAATATAAGAAATACATTCCTTCAAATCTTCAGGAAGAATGTTCCAAAGATTTGCCATCTCTTGTCCTGCAGTTTCTTTGTTATAATTTGTTCCTTTTGCATGTTGAATTTGGTGATCATAATCTCTAATTACAGGTCTACTCATAATAAATGAGATTCCATTCATCACAAGATCCCAACCCCACCCCATTTTCATTGTTTCTGGAGTCATAATTTTCAGAAGATCTCTCTTATAAAAATCACTAATTACGTCTCTATGAATAAACCAAACTGTTTCATCAGTACAAGCAACCATTTTAATATTAGAATCTTCTGATTGCAATCCATCAATATCTGTTTGATCTGGAGTATACCAAACATTAGTTACGTCTGGAGCATAAACACCCCACTCATAAAGATTATAATACTTTCTTGCATCATTTACTAAACCTTTCCAGTCAGTATACTCAGTATCTCCTTGAATATGAAGAAAAACTTTTTTATCATTCTTAAAAAGTTCTAGTGCTTTAGTAAACTGAGAAGTGAAATATGCAGAATCTCCTAGATTAATCCAACCTTCTCTAGTATTGTTGTCATCACTATTGATTACTGTTACGTCGTCAAAAATTTCTTTAAGTGAATCCTCAATGGCACAAGTCTTTTCAAACTGGCGATTCCAATTGAAGATAAAAGGTTGAATATCCTTTACTCTGATCTGAGGAAATCTTTCCAAATACCCTCTACTATTAAAGTCTGCATGATCTCCATGATCATTTTTACTATGCAGATCCTGATATAGAATTTCTACATAAGGATTTAAAATACGTGCATAGTTGGTAATATTAGAAGACTTACCAATAATAGTTTTACACATTGACAAAGTAGTTGCATCAATCAAAACTTCATCACCAGCCAAAATTCTCTCTGGACTATTTGGTTGTGCCTGAATGGAATAATGCAATCCAGCGGTGCTCATTGTACGTTGGTGATCATAATGATGAATTGTAATATCTGGAAAATAATTTTTAAATTCATCGATCACATTTGTCTGATCTGTAGTCAGAAAAATACAATCATAACTTCCAGACTCAAACTCTTCTTTTGTTGCCTTCAAATAATTTTCAATTGCAACAAACTCAGTATGTCCAACACCATCAGTTCCACGATAATGGACACCTAGAGCATTTGCATATTTTTCTGAAGGAATTGTATCAATGATAGATTGCATCCTGTTGTTATATGGAATATATTTTCTATACTTACTCAAATCAAAATCTCTAAAAGATGCCCAAGGGTAATCACAATCCCATCCATCTTGAGCATTAAATTCTTTCAATGCATCATCAGAAACTCTTGATTCATCAAACCAGTTGGAGGGATTTCCATAAAGCATAAACATAGATGGAGATACACAGATCTGATTTAGATCAACTCCTTTCTTTTCTAGAGTTCTAAAACTAGTCAAAATAGTAAGATAATTTGAAAGGAATCCTCTATGCATTCCCTCAATCAATCGAATTTCAAAACTCATTTCAATCTCCTTTAATTACACGATAACTATCTTCATCAAAATGTTCTGTAGAAAACTCAAAAAGATCACTGTCTTCTAAAGCCAACATTTGATGTCTCAGTCCAGGATAGATATAAAATTTATCTCCTGGATTTAATACCAATTCTTTTGCAGAAGAAAAATCATCACTATCAGAATAATATATCATTATTTTTCCAGACTGTAAATAAAAAGTTTCATCTTTTAACTTATGATAATGCCACGAACACTTTTTTCCTTTTTGAATGAAAAGAAGTTTCCCACAATATTCTTTCTTATTCACAATCCATTTTTCATAACCCCATCCTTTGGGGACATAATTAATTGAAGAAGTCATTCGCATTCATTCCTTTGTCATCTATATAGACATCACCCGAAGGTTTGCCAAGAAATAATTCATGATATTTACATCCCCATTCTTTAAGTTGTAACTCAGTGATATATCTAAAACGTGCTTCTGCTAATTTTGAATCATTAGTGTATCTTCCCATACCTCTTGCAGTGAGATAAACTATGCAATGACCTTCATCGTACAATTTATTAATTGCTAAAATTCTATCTCTTTTTGGAACAGAACTTTCATATTCTTGATGTTCTAATTTATCACAAATAGTTCCATCAATATCAATTACATATTTCATTTATATCTTCCTGAGTTAAAACATAAGTTCCAAAATTTTGAACAGCGATAGATGCTGCTTTATTTGCAAAAGGGATTGCCTTTTCTATTGTACCATAAACTAGATAAAAATAAACAAGTGATGAGAGAAAAGTATCTCCTGCACCAACGACATCAAAAACACTAACTTTTTCTCCCGGATAAGTTACTCCATCAAATTCTGCTCCACCAGATCCCTTTGTAACGATAAGATTGTCATGTTTGCTTTTTAGAAGTTTTGATTCACTTTCATTGATCTTTATAAAGCAGTTTGATTCTGGAAGATATGTTTTTTTGCTATCAACAAAGACAGGTATTCTTGAATTAAAAACTAGATGAAATAATTTATCTTGAGTTATAAATCCTTTATCGTAATCAGATATTACAAGTGCGTCAAATTTTTCATCGGGTAAATCATAATTCATAGGTTTTAATGGATCTTCAGTATCAACCCTCAAAATTTGATGATTATATCTTTCATCAATATATCTCGTTTTTACAATATTTTCTTGATTAGTAATCATATAGACTTCCAATCCAAACGCTTTGAGATTTTCTCTCACGTTCCATGCCATGCCTTTACGGGTTTCTTTTCTTCCATATTTTAGAATAGGAACAGGTGCTTCTGGATTTAATCTTTCGCAAGATCCATAAACATATTCATCTATACAACTATCTCCTATCAATAATATCTTGTATGATTTTTGTTGTGGCATAGTCACCTATCCTATCAAAAAATATAAGTTTAGAAGCATAATAAGATCCTATAACTGATTTTCCTTTCCAATCAGATCCTACAACCATTATATCAGGTTGAAAGGATTTTATCAATTCCTCTAGTTCTTGATCACTAGAAAAGAATTTTACTTCATCTACTGATTTTAAATTTTCAAGAAAAAATTTTCTTTCTTCTTGATTATGTATTGGTCTTGTAGTACCTTTCTTTTCCTTTACTCTATCATCAGTATCAATACCAACCATTAAAAAATCTCCTAAACCTTTTGCAAAATTTAGAAGTTCAAGATGTCCGCGATGAAGAATATCAAATGTTCCGTTGACAAAAATTTTCATAACAATTTCTAATTTCTTTATCTAATCCATTAAGATTTAATCCAAGTGTTTTTAAAACATCTCCAGAACCACAATACGAATTATCATTTCCACTTTCCAGTACATCAATATTAACTTTATGAGTAGAAAGATTATTAATTAAGTTTGCAACATCTGACAATTTTGTTTTATTTTCATATACCAGATTAACTTCTTTTGGAAGATCATTATTACTTAGATAAAGATCTAAAACTTTTTTAGTGTCTTCAATTCCAAAAAAGTCCATAAACTTATCTTTAAAAATTACAATCTCTCTTTTATAAATGTAATTTTTTATGTTGACTGTGGTGAACATATTGTCAGGAGTTTCTGGACCGAATACATTAAAAAATCTCAGATTATAAACATGTTCTAATTGACGACATCTTTGTGTGATTAAACACTTAGCGAATCCATAAAAGTCTTCAGGAATTCTATTACCAACTTTTATTTCTTCTGATAGAAAAATATCTTTCTGTCTACCAAAGGCAGCGCCACTACAAAAATTAATCATCGGTATTTTTAGAGAAGCAAGATTTTCAAACATCATCATATTGATGTAGAAATCATCTGATATATCTTGCCTTACTCTACGTCCACCTTTGATGGCAGCATGAAGAATAAAATCAATTTTCGTCTCACTCAGAAATAAATCAATCTGATCTCTCTTAGTATAATCAATTTCTGGATAGTAAACATTATGATTTTCAGAAAGATATGGAATTAATTCTCTTCCAAGAAATCCTCTATGTCCTGTAAATAAAATATTCATCTACTCAAATTCATATAAGATGGAGAAGAGTTATATAAGAATTCTTTTACATTCACATCTTCCTTTGTATTTGGAATGAAAGTTTTGATGTTTGGAAAGATTGATAATACTTGCATATCTTCACATGCATAATGTGAAAATCCACAAACACCATAGTCATCATTCCTTCCACTTCCAACAAGTTTTACTGGAATGTTTTCGTGATTTACATAATTACGAATGAACTCAAATGGACGATATAGAACAAAAGGAGTAATAGAGTAAACAACTGGAATAATTTCTTCCATTGCCATTCCGACTGCCATTCCGATCATCAATTGCTCAGATGCTCCAGGATTAATAACTCTATGAGGAAACTCTTTCCTAAGATCATCAAACAATCCATATCCAACATCACCAACTAAAAGAGAAATTTTAGGATTTTCTCTCATCTCAATAGTTAATTGATCTCTAAATGTCCTTCTCATAGAACCTCCAAGGCAGATTTATATTGTTCTTCTGTAAAATTAGTATAGTGAGCATGTAGTCCTTCAAGTCCATGATGCTCAACTGTAGTTCTTACAAAATTCACATAAGGATTAAATGCTTTAATTCTATCCTCAAGGTAATCTAAATCTACAGCATCATAAGCAGCCCATCCATTTGCATTCACATAAATCTTAAGATTGTGAATATTTTTTTCATATGCAAATCTTAATGCTTCCCAAATAGATCCTTCTGCACACTCACCATCTGAGATCATACAATAAACATTACGATCAGGATTTGCTAGTGCTCTGCCAACAGCAACTGTTAATCCCATACCAAGACTTCCAGTTGAACAATGAATCTTTACATCTTCATTTCTTTTTGGATGCTCTCCATATTTTTCAAGAAGTTCTTCTGCATCAAATCCAAAATATTTTTCAAGAACAACATAGAGAGAAACTACAGCATGTCCATTTGAGAGGATGAAAATATCATCATCTTGCATCTCACTGTAAATTTTATCAATGAGATGTAGACAAGAAAAATAACTTCCCAAGTGATGGAGTTTTTTATTGTAGCAAATATCAAGAAGTCTACGTTCTAGTTTTTCATCCGTCATAACCAAGAACTCCATCATAAGTAAGTTTTACGGTTTTCTTGCCTAGTGATTCAAGTCGTTCAATAACTTTGTTTACGTTCTCTTCCATCTTTCCAACACCTTCAAAGTCATGAACTTCAACATAAATGGCATCAATTTCTTTGATTGCATCTTCAAATGATGGATCATGGACGATCACATTTTCAAAACCTTCAATGTCCATCTTAACAAAATTAACTCTTTTCTTCACATTATTTTTAATAAAATCTGCAAGAGTTGTAGTTGGAACCATAACACTGTCAGTTCCACCAGGATCAATACCATGACGAAGGAAAGAATTCATCGTAGAGTTACTACTGTTTAATTGAAATTCTTCCTCACCATTTTTAGTATGAACAGCAACCTGATGCGGAAAGATATTTTTTACACCAAGATTTTCAAAGAGATCTTTCATGATCTCAATATGAGAAGGTGTTGGTTCAACTGCATAAACTTCTTTGCAGATAGAACTCATATAAAGAGAGAAGAGTCCAATATTTGCACCAAGATCAACCATTACGACTTCTTCATTGTCTTCTAAAAATGAATAAAATCCATTTTCAAACTGCTCAAGAATTGCAGTTGTTTTTGAATGAGGGGTATTATGATGCTCTAAAAATTTTTCCGATTTAGAAAGATCGTAAGATTCAAGATCTTTAATAGTTTTTAAAATAACAGACATTTTATTCTCCAAGGATTGTTTGAATGTAATCTTTTACTTCTGGTTTAATTATACCATACAACCAGTTATAATGATCACCATATTGTTTAATAGTTTCCATTGTTCCAACTCCAGCAGCATGAAGGATGCTTGTTCTCAAAGGCTCTCCTGTAATTGGATGATCAATGTAAACCGAATTATCTTTTACATAAAGATTTTTCCAACTCTCACAATGATCTTTTTCTCCCCACTGATTAACTATTCCATATGTTACACCACTACCTTCTTTATCAACAATTTCAGTAGTGTACTTATTTTTTGCATGGAAAATATGATTCCAAGTGTCTTGTTCATTACGAATCAGTGCCCATGGTTGATAAGTAAATGTTCTACCATCACTTTGTTCAGCAACAAATTTATTAAAGTCTCTCCATTCATACCAAAATTGTTTATCATTTGATGCGATAAATCCAGCATTAAGGAATTGATCAACACCAATCATTCCACCATCGCCATATGGTTCATAAAAAGGACTTACGCATGGTTGTGCTGCACCTGCTTTTCCAAAGAAATTATTATTCCTAACACCAATTAGTTCAGCATCAGAATTAATAACACGATCAAGACTACCGATACAAAAAGAATCTGCGTCTATATGAATAACCATATCATAGTCTTCAACTAAAGGAAGACATGTAACTACCATCATCCAATCAGAAAATCTAACATTTTCTTTTCCAAGCCAAGGATGATCTTTAGTTATATTTTTAGTATCTTCTGTACCAAAAATATGAAAATCAATTTCTGGATGAAAGTGATTAATAAGTTTTTGTAATTTATCTGGTCTTAGGTGTATTGCGTAATCATCGGTACACCAGGTAGAAACTGCTATTTTTTTCATTTCTTAAATGGGTAATCAACAACAGTCCAACGATTACCATTCGCTTCACAATTTGTTTGAGTAATATTATTCATACGAATATCATGGTAAAAGAGTTTTGGTCTTATTCTTTTTGCTACACTATCAACTAAGCAGAAAAAACTGCTGTTGACGCAATGAATTTCTTTTGCATTTTCGATAAGTTTCATGTATGACAACATATTAGTTGTCTGTCCCATTTGAATTTCTACAATTTTAATATCAGGAATCGCACCTATTTGATTTCTTCTCCAATTCCAAAGATCAATTGGATAGTCACCTTCTGCACTAGAATTCTTGTGAACTATAATATAATCTTTTTCTCCTCCGGTCAAGTTGCTGTAAACCTCATTTGCTCCAGGAATTTCCTTAGGTAAGGTAAATCTTTCATACCTTTCTTTAAAGAGAATTCCTGCTTGTTCATAAAATTGTCTATCAAAGTTGACAGCAAAAAATTCTGGTGGAGAATTTTCTCTTTGAAGACGACGATAATAAACTTTCTCAAATCCAATCCTAGTTACAGGCCATTCCTTTTCTTGTGCCCATGGAAACATTTCTTGTTCTAGTGTTGCCCAGTCATCGTTAAAAGGATGTACAATAATATTATCAAAGTCTTGATAAAGGCAATTTATAGTTTCATAATACCTATGATGACAAGGAATGTGAAGTCTTTCGCAAAGTTGTTCTGCATAAGTGTGAACAATTCCATTGCAAATAAAATTGTCACCAAGTGAGGTATGATGATGAAAAACCAAATCAGGTATCTTATTCATTTGATTATACATGTTGCTTGTTCATGATTAGTTCTAGAAATCCATTTATATGATATTTTTGTTCTATTACAAAATTCTACCCAGGCTTTTATTTCATGATCTCTATATTCAGAATAGTTATAAATCTCATCAAACGAAATAACAGTTCCAGAAACAATTCTATTTTCAAGTTTATCCAAAACAAACTTAGTTGAAGAATATAAATCTGCATCTAAATGTAAGTAAGCCACAGGTTCTTTACTTTTTTCTAAGAAATCATTTAAGGTATCTTGAAATAATCCCACAACCAACTCGACATTATTATTAACGGAGGGAAGATTTCCCTCTCTACTATATGCTCCTTTTGGTTGATGGTCTCCCCAATCTTCAGGAAGACCTAAAAAACTATCAAAACCATAAACAATATTCTTTGTTTTTGAAGAGATTATGTTTATTGTATTTCCAGAACAAACACCAAACTCTAACCATAATCCTTCATTTCTAACATAAGAAATAACATTGTTAAAGTAGTCTGTTGGCCAGTTAAAAGGCGGTAAATTTTTAATATCTTCTATTTCTGTATCTATTTTTCTCATCCTAATGCTCCGGTCTCATCAAATTGATATACACCTTCCAAATTTCCTCTATACAAATTCATAAACATACCGACATTTCCAGTATGATTTACAACATATTTGCAGTCAGAAACACATCTAAGTGCAGCATCAAACCATTGTGACCAATCAATCGAGTCTGCACCATTCTGTTCCATGAGACTCCATATAACACGATTAGATGTTGTAGATGGAGTCTCTTCAAATATCACTAATTTATCTTTCAATTCTTCATGAAAATATTGAATCACTTGAGTTTGATCAGTTTGAAGCAAAATTTTAAAGTCACTATTTTGATTAAGAAGACTTTTAGTTACTGTCATATACTGCTCTGGATTAGCAAGTTTTAGTTCAGTTCCTTTATCAGTTCCTCTATACAAAACTGAGATTGTTTTTGAAGTATCTATCTGATACTTCTCTAACAAATATTTTTTTCTATCATTAATAATATCACTTGCATTAAAAAATCTTTTTATGATTTGATTGTAAATTTCAAAATTGTAAAGATTTTTTTGAAATTTGTTTGCATCGGGAATATCAATATTCTCATACAAATCTATTGATTGATTCTTATCTATCTGATGAAAAAGTGGATAGATGTCTTGATCTGGATCTTTTTTGAAATGTTTAAACCCCATTGAATAATTAATTTCATCAGGAATAATTCCATGTCTCATTAAAATAAGAAGTGATGAAAATACCTGAAACTCATTTGAATAAAATCCACAATTCCAGAGACATTCTAGGACATTCATTTCTGGATGTCCTAGAAGATCACATCCACCGGATGCAGAAGTATATTTACAATTTTGTAACTTCATTATGCACCGACAATATATTTGCGAAGAGAATCTTCTTCAGTGGAAATTGGAAAACAAATTAAGTATCCTTCTTGCAAATAAGACTCAACAATAATATGAGTCTCATCAAGAAGTTCGTAAACGAAATCTAAACTTTCTCCGCCATGAAGTGCTTTATTTTCAAAATTTCCATTTTCATAAGGACCTTCCTTATAAATTCGAATATCATCAATAACAATAATATCTTTACTTACATCACGCTTCTGGCATAGAATTCTAAGTTCACCTTCCAAAGGAATTTTAATATAATCGGGATCATCACGAATAACTTCACGATTAAACTCATCACGATATGAATCCGGAAAATGAGCATCAAGGAAAAATAGAGCAGGATTTTCATCAAGTTCATCAAGAACCTTAGGAAGTTCATCATGACTATTACCAAGATGCATACAAACCTTAGGATTATCTTTAAAATAATCGACTGCTTCATTATAAATCCTATCGAGAATCTCAATAGAATGCATTGTCAAATCGGGTTTTTGAAGTTGAGAAACTTGAAGTAGAGAATTCTGACCATATGAATCTAGAATTCCACCAGTTCCAGTTTCAATATAATGTTGAATACCAAAGTCCTCAAAAGTAGGACGAAGGTGAATTGCATTTTGTAATTTTGCCATTTTTTATACAGGATGATGTGCAATATGTTTTTTGTTAATTTGACTTACAATCCAATTATAAGTCTTACGAATTCCTTCCTCAAGTGTTTGTGAATAGTCCCATCCAAGTTTTTCGCGGATAAGGTCATTATTAGAGTTTCTACCACGAACACCGAGAGGACCATCAATATGATTCTTGTCTACAGTCTTACCTGCAACTTTAGCAGCAGTATCTACAAGTTGATTAATAGTAACCATTTCTTCTGAACCAATGTTAACAGGTCCAATAAACTCAGAATCCATCATTCGACGTGTTGCTTCAATACATTCATCAATATAAAGGAATGAACGAGTTTGTTTTCCATCTCCCCACACTTCAATGGTTCCACCATCTTTGGGAAGAAATGCTACTTTACGACAGATTGCTGCTGGTGCTTTTTCTCTACCTCCTTCCCAAGTTCCCTCTGGTCCAAAGATATTATGATACCTAGCAACCCGAACAGGGATCCCATAATTACGATGATAAGCGAAAAACAACCGCTCTGAGAACAGTTTCTCCCAACCATATTCAGAATCTGGGTTTGCTGGATATGCTGACTCTTCACGGCAATCAGGATTATCTGGATCTAGTTGATTGTGCTCTGGATACATACAAGCAGATCCAGAGTAGAAAATTTTGGTTTTGTTTGCGCCTTTAAAGTCATTTAATTGACGCTGTGCTTCAAGAACGTTAAGATTAATAGTTGCTGAGTTATGCATAATGTCAGCATCATTCTCACCAGTGAAGACAAATCCTGCTCCACCCATATCAGCAGCGAACTGATAAATCTCATCAAAAGTATCAATATACTGATACGGTACAGAATTGTAGAAATTTTTATATGGTCCTTTATATTGCAGAACTCTTTCAACAAAATGAAGATCTCTTAGATCACCAATAATAAATTCATGTGCTTCACTTTCAGAATATTCTGGACATTTTAAGTCCACACCACGAACCCAATATCCCTCTGCTCGCAGTCTTTTTACCATGTGACTTCCAATGAAACCACCAGCACCAAGAACAAGTGCTGTCTTCTTATAATCACTCATAGATTACATTAAAACTCTTTTTATATATTATACTAAAAAAGGTGGGTTTATGCAACCCACCTCTGTAACTCAGGCTCGCCACCAATTCTTTGACTGGAAATTGGAAACCAGGCGGAGAAAGAATTCCCCATCCGCACCACTTGCTCTTGAGAGAAGCAAGAAACTCATAATAGGGTCATATTGACTCCACCACTTAGTTTTAAGAAACTAAGAAAAGTTGGGTTAACTTTGATAGCTCGGTAATACCAAAGAATGCACATAAGAAAAGTACATCCCAAAGTTTAAGTTTAATAGCAAAAGGTACTGTGAGTAATCCACCAATAACTTTTATCATTAAACCATATTTGAAATCTCCCCATAACATAGTTTGATAACCAATAATGAGGAGAGTGTTTCCAATCCACCGAAGTAAATCAGATCTAGACATAAGGGGTTTGCTCCCGACCAGTACTTTTAAAGTCTCTCCGTGACTATTTACTCATCTTTTACATAACAAGGAACAGTATCAGGATCCAACCATTTCGTATATTCAAAATCTTCCATAGCAGTCATCAATTGCATTTCATTATCACAAAGATACATATCTCGATAACGACCAGTATAAGAATCTACTTTTTGAATACGACAATCTGGTTTACCATTAATTTCCAAGGTGCCAACTTGGATATAACGGTAGGGGAATCGTTCCATAAGAACGGTTGGTTTCCTAACTACTTTCATCATGCTACTTCAACAGATTCGAGATCGGCAAGAACGTATTCCATAAGCATTTCATAGTCATCAAGAGGATCACCAGAAAATACTACACCTTCGTTTTCGTAATAACGGCGAACCTTTTTGTAGAGTTTCGGATTCTTTACATCAAGATAAAAATCACCATTTGCAGCACCACGAAGAGTTTGAACGTCTTTCTTGAATTTAGAAGTGAGAGTCATTGTTTTGAATGTTGACCTTAGTATTATAAGGGTTTGACTTGGAGAAGTCAAGGTGGACACTTAGAGTAGTGTCCTATGCTCGTTGAGAGAATCGAACTCTTCCTACGGCGCTTTATGAGAACGCTGCCTTCACCAGATGGCTAAACGAGCGTGATTAAACCTTCGTGTATTTTGCGATGACAATTTGCACAAACTAAAATACATTTGGAAATTTCTTCTTGAATTTTTTTCCAAGAATTTCCTTGTATCATTTGAGATACGCCCTTTTCTTTTATATTTGGGTCTATATGATGATAGTCCATACAACACGCTGGATGATATTCTCCGCAAGCAGAACAAGAAATACTTTCTTTTAAATTAGTTAAATTTTCTTTGTTTTGTTTTGCTCGATTTTGTCTGTTGGCGTAATGTCTTGCTTTGTACTCTGGGTCATTTTTAAGTTTTTCTTTTAACCAATTGCGCTGATACTCTCGTATCGAATCACAATCCGCAGAAGTTTTTCTTTTTCTAGGCATATTAAGTTGTAATAACTCATAACTATTTATTAAAATTATGAGTTAATACGAGTGGGTGGATTCGAACCACCTCAAAGCCGCTAATCTGGCGGAAAGAGTTTATAAGACTCCTCTGACTACCAAGTCTCACTCGCTTAAGACCAGATCTATAGTAGCGGATCTGGAACGCTTTGTCAATCAAGAACCTTCTTCGTGGTCTGTGTGGAGACGTATCAATTCGTCATCCACAGTTGATTCTATTGCGTACTTTATGGTTTCGTTGTAAGGAACTATCACTGCGCTTTTATTTCCGTCTCGTATAATAAATGATTCGCCGTTTTCTACTCTTTGCATAAGATTGTCAAAATCAGATTGAAACTCTTCGACTGTAAAGGATTGAAGTTCTTCTAGTTCTTGATTCATTTTTCATAAAGTGATTTTATGAGTCCGAGTTGCAGGATTCGAACCTGCGACCCTCTGCTCCCAAAGCAGATGCGCTACCAAACTGCGCTAAACCCGGTTACTTCTCTCTATGTATATACATAATACCAGCAAAGGGAACGACTGTCAACCCCATTCCACATAGAAAAAGAAAGAATGGATTTGAAGCGAGTGATTCTACGATGTGAAAAATCATCTTCCTCTCCAGTGCTTGTATTCATAATACAAGTATTGGTCCACTTCGTCAAGTCCTGATAATGGAGCATTTACATCCCAGTTAGACCATTCAATACAAAACTGTTTAATATCATGATTATGTATAACTGAATGCCCATACATTCTCACAAAAGCAGACATAGCAAAGTTGTATCTTTGTTTATTGTGGATATGCATGGGTTAATCCCCAACAAATCCACAGTGCAATCGTAGAAAAGTATATAGTTGATAATAGAAAAAGTGTTTTAGTCATCTTCTTCGTCCTCGTAAGTTGATGGTTCTTCAAAAAGTTCATCCATTTTTTGTTGGAGAACTATTTGTTGCAGTTCTCGTAAATCTTCTTCTGTTAAAGAAATCATTTGTCCTTGAGTAAGTCTTCTATTCTTTTACGCATATTTGCGCTATCTTGTTTCATGTAATCACGTAAAGAATAACCACGATGATTTCTCAAAATACATGTTCCTTGGTAGAACATAGTGGCAGCAAACACCAAAAGGAAAACTATTCCAATTAATTCAATGTGATTTTGAGCCATGGCAGTAATGGTGGAATGACTCCAACTAATCTCAAAAGTCCCTCAGCAAATAAAGCAAGAACCACCCAACCGACGCACATACTAATGATAGAAGCATTACGGTTGTGTCGTCGTATAGCAGCATCGATCATCTCCTGAACTTCAGAACGTGTAATAAATTCGTCTTGAGGTTCCATCATTTCTCATCTCCAAGAAATTTTGCGAGAGGATCTCTTTTTGTTTTTACTATTTCACATGCTCTATAGTAAAACATATTGTTGGTGTTACCAGAAGCTTCAAAAGTCTCCTTGATCTTCACCCAATTATCATAGGTGTGTTGATCCATAGGTTTATCCCTGTGATACTACTATATACTAATCACAAGTATTTCAACGTCAACTTTTTGTGTTCATTACGTAACACTCATTAAGCAATTATTAAATTTGTAACTTATCTTAAAACGGAAGGTGGGAGAGTCGAACTCCCAAGGGCTTTAACACCTCAACGCTTTTCAAGAGCGGTTCCGTCGCCAATCGGATTGACCTTCCATATTAAGTCCTCAGCGGACTTCAAAATCAAGTCGTTTCACTTTACGTTGACGACGTGCTTCTTGCCAAGCAATATCTTGAGAAGTAAGCACACTTTTGTTTTGATTTTCTTTTAAAGAGTTTAACATAACAATACGAGATAAGTCAAGTGCCGAAATCTTATCTCCACGAATTGTTGCCATATTAGGACATCCACAAGTCACTGTTTTTGAGTGATGTCCTGTTAATTCTTTATTGCAATCTTTGCATCTTATTGAAATCATTGTTCTTCATCCTTATCACTGTAAATGTGATCTTAACATCCATACGAATTTGCCGTGAGATTCCATTAAGTCTTGGACCAGATTAGCAGTTGCATATTGCTTTTGTGTTTCTGATTCTTCTGAAATCTCTGCCATTAATTCACAAAACTTAGTGTTATTATCAAGAAGTTCCTGAAGCATTTCTTTTGCTCCAGTTGAACTTGCTGCTTCTTTAATTTGAGTTACCTCAAGCATTCTTGAAAGAGAACTCAATGGTTTTACATTTAAGTATCTCATATGTTCTGAGAGACGGTCAATCTCTTCAAACATAGTTTCATACTGCCCACCGAAAAGTTGATGAAGTTGTGTAAAATCTTCTCCAACTACATTCCAATGAAATGCCCAAGTTTTATGAAACAAAACAAAAAGTGATGACTGAGCATCACTTAAGAGTTTAAACAGTTTTTCCATTATACTCTTTTTGTAAGTATTTATCAAGTGGGAAATATCGGATTCGAACCAATGACCGTCTGCGTGTAAAGCAGCTGCGCTACCGCTGCGCCAATCTCCCGTTTCCTCTGTCTAGGAATCGAACCTAGTTTCCAAGTGCATTGTCTGCCTGTCCTTACCAATAGACTACCAGAGGTTGTGGTAGGTGTTGGAGACTTTACCTATGTCCCCACTCTTGACATTCACCCAAGCACCAGTTTAAACATCGACCTGGGGAGCGGTTTTGGCACCTACGAGCGGGGGTGATCAAGTCCCCGACCTAAGCGAACTTAGGATTTAGTTAGTCGGATATGAAGGTCCCGACTTGTTTGATAGAATCGGATATTTCCAATCCTATCAACTCCCCCACCTGGACTCGAACCAGGAACACTTTGATTAACAGTCAAATACTCTGCCAATTGAGCTATAGGGGAATAAAGAACCCGAAGGTTCAGAGCGAATGACGGGGATCGAACCCGTGACACCAACTTGGAAGGATGGGATGTTACCGCTACACCACATTCGCTTATAAGACAATCATAAACCTTTTGAGTTTGATTGTCAAGTGCTCCAGAGAAGATTTGAACTTCCACGCTTTTTAAGGCGGCGGATTCTAAGTCCGCTGTGTCTACCGTTCCACCACTGAAGCATGATGGAGTAAGCGTAATATACCTCATAAGGATATAACAGAGGCTTACCCTCTATCACTTTTATATATGGAGATAAACTCCAAGCAGGCAAGGAGGGACTCGAACCCCCAATCGACATCTTAGAAGGATGCTGCATTATCCATTATGCTACTTGCCCATAAAGTAGGTTCCTATCGCCGCCACTCCTGAACCTACTGAAGGGGAGTGCCGCAGTTGATCTCTCAACCAACATATCATACCTGTTTGAGGTTTGATTGTCAAGAGAGTTGCCGTGTGGTCGTGAATCTAAATCAAACCTTTTTGACAAGTGCCCCACTGGATCTTATCTAAAGTTTTGAACCACGGCAAGTAGTCCTAACGGGATTTGAACCCGTGTCTTCACTGTGAAAGAGTGATGTCCTCACCACTAGACGATAGGACCAAGGTGGGCAGGGAGGGATTTGAACCCCCGTAGGCAGAGCCAGTGGATTTACAGTCCACCTCCATTAACCACTCGGACACCTACCCGATGTATTCTATTTTACAGGTTCTTGGGTGCAATTGTCAACCCACGGAGCACATAGTCTCATTTCACCACCTAGTAATCTTTGAGCCTCAGAGTTATCTGGAGCTTTCTCGATCAACCGTGGCAAAGGTACTCTAGGTGGTTCTGAGTCCCTTGTCAAGCGTTCATAATCACGGATTGCTTTATCCACATCTCTCTTGACCCTCCTATCCACTACGCCAGGGTCTTGGAGCAGGACATCATTGATTATGGTCTGAGGGAACAGAGTCCTCTGAACCTCGTCTAGAAGGTCCCAGAGGCGCTCCTGAGGCGCTCCGGTGCATTGGGAGAGGGTTGCTACGATACCACTGAGTATGGCGCTTATAAGGATTATCTGCTTCTTATCTGGTTTCTTCTTTCCAAAGTTAAAATTGAACATAAAAAAAGAGGAGTAGCAACCGCTCTCCTCTATTTATTATCCGAGAATAGAGTTTCTCCACTCTTCACTCATATTCACCATAATTGCTTCTGCTGCTTCTTGAGTATCAGCATAACCTTCATCCAGAAGATGTGAAAGGATTACATCGTAGAGGTCATAACTTTCTGCGTGTTGCCCTCTTGCTTTTTGTTGAGCAAGTTTTCTTTTATTTTTGGTTATAGTTCCTGGACCAGGAGTGCTATTTTTTAACCCAGTTTCATCAGAATATTCCACATCAATTTCTCTTCTGGAATTTCTTTCCTTTTGAGTTAGTCCTTTTCTTTTCCAATCTGTATTGTGTGGTTTTCTTTCTCTTTCACTCGCTTTATAAAAAAGGTCTCCATACATTTTCTTTCTTTCGGGAGTTTGTCCTTTTCTTTGTAGAGAAAGTTTATATGCCCTTGCAGCAACATCTCCTGCGGCACCTTCATCAAGTTCATAAACTTCCAAATATGCTTCTTGAAGATTGCGAAGTTCTTGTGCGTCCATTTTATGAAATACTTTTTAGTTATTTATAAAACCCTACCATACCAAAAACCACTTGGAACATTATCAATAGAGTTTATGTATTTGTTTTCTATTCCATTAGTAATCCACTTTTTTCCATAACAAGGATTTTTCTCACCCAGTTTTGCTTCAATATGTTTTCTTTTAGTTTCTGGATTTTGATGAGATTTGATTGCTGCCCGTCTATGATTTTCAACTACATCTGGGCGACTATGCACTTTCTTTCCAACTTTACTTTTTAGTTTTTTTATTTCTGGATTACTCAAAGTTTTAATTAAGTTTTTTCTTGCTTTCTCTTTAAGTTCTGGAATACTCATAGGATTATAATCAGTTTTCATTAATTCACTTCTTCTTTTATTTGCTTCTTCACCAGCACCTTTATTGCAATAAAATCCAGTAGAAGTTTGTTTTGCTCTATTAGCAAAGTGAGGATTTTTATCTACTTTATAAAAATCGTGAAGAGCACATTCTGCTTCAAGTGCTTCTTCAACACTATTAAAAGTTTCTAAAATAATCTTTTGTGTTGGATTAAAAGTTTTATCTTTAAAACTTCCAAAATAACTTACATCTTCTTGTGGAAGACACTTACACTCTCTCTTACCAATGTATCCTCTACCATATTCCTCATAGGAATAATACACATAAAAGTGTTTCATACTACTCTAACTTGTGTGGTATTAATATTTATACAAGAAAGGAGTGCCGAAGCACTCCAGTCTCACCTGAAAAGTTACCACACAAGTCAGGTAAAGTTATTTAGACCTCAGTGAGAACTAATCTTTTAGAATAATCATAAGCATAATTAGTTCTCGCTCCATGATGTCCCCACCCCAACCAGGTGTAGGCATAATTCATATACCTATCAATGGATTTTCCGGGAACTTTCATATTACGTTCAATACTCTTCCACTGTGGTTCAGTAACAATATACCGAAGTTGAGTATCAAGTGTTGAAGGATTACCTCCTATTTTTTTAGCAAAATCACCCAATCCATAATAACGAGAAGCAGATGTAAATTGAATCAGTCCGTAACCACGACCGCAGTTACTCCAACTGGTTCTGCTACCACCTTCGCAAATATTAGGCACGAACATAGATTCCTGCTTGATATTGCCCATGATAGTAGCAAGGGCGTTTCTGTCTTTAATACCACGATCCTGGAAGTATGCCAGGGTAGCATTCTCATGTTCATTACACCCTTTACAAATTAACCTTTTCTCTTTAGGTTTTGGTGCAACCTCTAGGATTGCTGTCTTCTCAGGTTCAAACTCTTTAATGATTGAATAAGGTTTCTCCACTGGTGGAGGAGGACCTTGCAGTTTATAACTAGAGAAAGGCAGTGTTGCCGTATTGGTTGTAACCATTGCCACTAGAGGAACGGCTACAGTAAAGAAGTTTAGCATTAAAATTAATTGAACTCTACATCCTAATAGAGAAAGCGCACTTCCCCTTTCTCAAGGGGCAATCTCCTAGGCTCTAAATGTCACATCACCTTCTCATAATGTGAAACCCACCTTTTTAGGGGTGGGTTATAAGCATTATAAGTTTTTATTTAGGATTTGTCAAGATTCTGGTTCTAGAGAAACAATTTCTAGTTCATCATCTTCAGGTTCAATCCATTCATAGAACTCAGCAAGAATAGCACGGGCATCCTCCTTATCAATGTTCATATCTGCAGCACGATCAAGAGACCAAGTTCTTACATGCGCCACGATATCTTCAGTCGTTGCGTTCATAATAATCTTTTCGGAAGTATCGGGACAAGACATTCGAATTGTAGAATGCGGGTTCTCCGTTGTCAAGTCCTTCTGTGAGGACATTGTTGACGAAAAGTTGTCGCGTCTCTTCAAAGTTTGTTTTGCCCTTTGTTTTATGTAATGATAAAATAGTTCTACTAAAATTTTCTCTGCCAAATTTGATAATGTCTTCTTTAAGTTCCGGACAAGACCCATAATATTCTTTCCAATTAGACTCTGATTTTACTTTACGTTTTTTTCCTTTTGGAGTTCTAAACTGCCACAAGTATTTTCTTCCAATATACTTACGCCCATTTTGTTTATTTTCTATCAAATAAACAAACCCATAATAATCGTTTATATCTGCACTTGTAAAAGGATTTCCATTATAGATCCATGGATTATCATAGTCAATATCTATACTCATCAATTATATCAAGAACTTCATTCAGATATTTATTAGCAAGTCCTTTCATATCCATTTCATGACGAATATGATCTTTATAAAGTTTGTCTTTTAATTTTAGTACACGAACTTTAAGTTCATCTTTAGATATTTGATTTTTAGGCATAAAAAAAGGAGGTGTGACCTCCTTTATCTATAAAAGATTAGTTATTTGTACCTAACCATTCTTTACAATAGTCATAGTCACCAAACATAAACTCATCGCACTCTGCGGCCTCTTTATATGCGTTCAGGATTTCTTGCTCGCACCATTCATCATAGTTGGAATCCTGCAAAAGTATTTTTGGTAACATTAGATTATGTTAAGTCCTGGTTCTAATAATTTATATCTTTTTCCATCATATGCAACCCCAGAGTAATATTCTGTAGTATTCATAACGGAGAACATATTATATTCTCTACCATCCTCAAATGGAGTTATATCAACTAGATCTCCATAAGTATTTTTCCAGATACTATGATATATCGCACATCCATAAGTTCCATCTTCAACATCTGTAATCAAATAATATCCACTTATTTTTTCTCCACCATAAGTATTCACATAATGATTTACATTATTATGGCAGTTTGCATCAATACATAATGGTTTTTTAATAATTGGAACTTTTAGCAAAATAGAGGAGAACTTACAATACTCCTGAAGTTTTATCACACACTCATCTTCTGGTAATGATATTCTAAACTTTCTCTTCAATACTCCATCCATTTCTTCTTGGTCCCTTTCTATTATATTTGATTGCAGCACTCATAGTAGCATATGAGATATTTTGAGATTTACAAAATTCTTTTAATGCTCCAGTAATAATATACTCTTCATTTTTTGGAGAAACAATACACCAAGTTTTTGAGTTTGGATTATCTTTACCAAACTTTGGTGCTCTATTTTGACTTATTTTATTTCTTGTTTCTTGTGATAATTTAGCGCCATACCTTGGATTATTTTTACCAGCAACCTTTTCACTTATTCTTTTCTTTGCTTCTTCAGTGTGTTTTCTTCCACTAAAACCTTTTGTTTTTTGTCCTCCAGGTTTTCCTTCGCCACCAAGATTTTGATTTAACAAAACTCCACCATCACATTCTCTTTTCCAAAGTGCTATATGTTTTATCTCAAGTTCTATTGCTTCTTCTTTAGTTAAACCAGATTTTACAATCCATCTCCTTTCTCTTGGTGGTAAAATTTCTGCACCATTTCTTCTGGAGTGTCTGGAATTAATCCTTCTTGGTCTACCATAACCAACATAAAAGGGAGAACAAAAGTCCTCCCTTAAGTAGTAATAAAGAATATAGTTATTCATTTTAAGACTGAACTTACCTATTATTATTTATATAATACACTATTTCAGTCTTAAAGTCAATTAAAGTTTAAATCCACTGAATGTATCTTTTTTAACATCTTGTTTGATACCACCAACCACATACGATTGTACTTGAGTTTGCTGTGGAGCTACCTGAAGACCTTTGGAAGAAATCCAATGCTGAGTCCAAGGTAACGGATTATTGTTTGCTGAAATGTCATACTGCGGTTTAAGTCCGATTGCTTTTAGTCTACGGTTCGCAATCCATTCGACATACTGTTGTAGCAATTTGTCATTAAGTCCGATCATGCTTCCATCCTTGAACAGATAATCTGCCCACCTCTTTTCTTCGTTTACGGCACGATCAAACATAGCATATGTCCATTCTTCCTCTTCTTTCATGATCTGTTTCATTTCAGGATCATCACCATCACGCCACTTATTCAGAATATTCTGAGTAATTGCTAGGTGTTGGTTTTCGTCTCTTGCGATAAGAGAGATGATTTTAGCGGATCCTTCCATAAGCTTAAGTTCACCAAAGGCGAAACTACAAGCAAAACTAACGTAGAAGCGAATACCTTCAAGAATATTAACGTTTGCGACTGCTCTATAGAGTTTTCGTTTAACGTCATTGAGTGATTCCTTGGCGTAGTGAACTCCTTCAAGATTGTGCATCCAAGTATCGGACACACCATATTGTTGTGCTGATTGAATGAAATCATCATAAGACTCTGTAACGCTCTTAGCACGTTCCAGAATACGCTCATCACCAATGATAGTATCAAACACCTCAGATGGGTCTGAATAAATGTTCTTGATGATATAAGTGTATGAACGACTATGGATCATTTCCATAAATCCCCATACTTCCATACACGCTTCCAATTCTGGAAGTGAGCAGTATGGAATAAATGCCATTCCAGGACCACGACCTTGAATAGAATCAAGCATAATTTGATACTTCAAATTAGAAGTAAAAATATGTTTTTGTTCTGAACGTAATGTTTGATAATCACCACGATCTTTTTGAAGAGAAATTTCTTCTGGTCTCCAGAAATAACTTAATTGCTGTTGTGTTAGTTTATCGAAGATTGGGTATTTGTATGAATCATATCTTTGTATTCCTAGCGGTTTTCCGAAAAACATTGGTTGCTTCTTGGTATCCACTTTCTCAGTATTGAAAACTGTCATTCCTTTGACTTGGGTTTCTTCTGTTGAAGAAATTTTAAACTCCATACTTGCTCCCTTCACATAGTTTATTTAATAGATTTTCAAACTGCACAACTATCACAAAGTTCTTCATCGGCACCAGAAAGTTCTTGGAGAAGTGATTGAAGGTTTTGTTTTGGTTCTTCCACTACTTCATCAGTTTTAATATCATAAGTGTTTTGATAATAACTTGTTTTCCATCCCATTGAATATGAGTAAAGCATATCGTGCGCCATTACCGACACAGGAACTTCATTATCATCATAATTTTCTGGGTTATAGGACCAGTTTCCAGATATTGCTTGATCAAAGAACTTCTGCATAACAGCAACAATATTAATATAACCAGTATTGCTAGGCATATCCCAAAGAAGCGTGTAATTGTTCTTAAGTGTATGATACTGAGGGACAATCTGCTTAAGTGGTCCTTTCTTACTCTTTTTGACGGACAGGAATCCGCGAGGTGGTTCAATTCCATTGGTTGCGTTTGACACAACGGAACTGCTCTCCGAAGGCATCTGTGCGGACAGTGTTGAGTGCCTGAGACCGTACTCCAAGATGGATGCTCTAAGTTCTTCCCAATCATGCTGATAAGAAATGGATGTAATTTCGTCTACGTCTTTTTTGTAAGTGTCAATTGGAAGAATTCCGTCAGCATATTTTGTACGACCAAAATATTCACAATATCCCTTTTCTTTTGCAAGTTGATTAGAGGATTTCAAGAGATAATATTGGAATGACTCAGAAAGTCCATGGACTGCATCCCATGCTTCTTGTGAGTCATAATTATACCCAAGTTTTGCCAAATAGTGAGCAAGACCAATAAACCCTATACCAAGAGATCGACGCGCCTTAGTGGCGATTTCTGCCGCCTCTACGGGGTACTTCTGATAGTCGATCAACTCATCCAAACTGCGAACAGAAAGGTCACAAAGTTCTTCAAGTTCTTCATCAGATTTTACCTTTCCAACATTGATAGCGGAAAGAATACAAAGTGCAATCTCCCCCATTTTATCATCAATGTGATTGATAGGAAGTGTTGGTAAAGTAATCTCTTGACAAAGATTGCTCATATTAATTTTATCTTTGAAAGAACTATGAGAGTTGCAGTGATCTATATTCATAATGTAGACACGACCCGTTTCCGCACGTTCTTTAAGTAAGTTAAGGATGAGTTCTTGTGCTTTAATAGTTTTTTTCTTAATGGACGAATCTTTTTCATATTGTACGTAGAGAGCATCAAACTCAGGGAGTCCAAAGCTATCATAAAGTCCAGGGACATCATGCGGAGAGAAAAGCGTGATCTCACCGTCTTGAATAAATCTTTCATAGAACAA